CGGCACTGGCTCCGATTTCAGTAGCCCGCGCGAAAGGGCTTATAAATGGGACGTTAGTTAATGAACTGGCAAAACGCGCTACCGCACTCGCTGGTCTAGATATAATATCTTGATCGTGTTCATCAGCCATTTCTGGGGCTGCGAGTCCAGTGGGTATATCAAATGAAACGTTCTCTGCCCACGCGAACACACTAATAGATATTGGATCTGTTCCGCCATTAGCATGTTTCAGATCATTGAGACTCATAATGACTAAGTCTCCCATATCAGCCCATCCCTGGGAGGGTACTAGAAGTGCATTCTTCGGGTAGAAAAATGGTAATTCTAAAGAACCACCTGTACTGTCAGTCGGATTTATATAGACATGCATACGCTGCGAAAGTCTCACTAAATCTTCATTCACGTAACTGGACTTACGCTTCAATATAGCCGCTGAAGTATTGTCTTGAGCCACTAGAGGTTCATAACCTGCAATGGCGCGACCATAATAAAAGGCGTTTCCATTCAGCACAATTTTGACATGTAGTGTGCACTTGAGTAAGAAGTAATTTTTGATTTTCTCACGATTCCGTAAATTATTCCAGAATAAATCCCATACATTCAAACGAGCAAATAAGGGATTATCCACTTGCCAATCCAGCTCAGTTAATCGGACTGGTCTTCTGAAGAAGTCTTGCAATGGTACATCTCCAGGAAATCCAAGATTACGCGTAGGATCCATGACTGACCCCCGGGTATCTACCATGCCTGCATTGACATCTTGAAAGGACATATTTTGAGTACTCAATTGAGTGTCTCCAGCCATGCCCATGCTGAAGATCTTATTTTGTGTGTTATTATTATTCATACTAGACTATTCTATATCTCTCTACAACTAGTCTATGCTGCAAAGAAGACCATCTAACATGTGCTAAGCCTTGAATCGAACTGGCCTATTCTATTCCGGTAACCATAAACACACGGTACCATATTTAACGCCTGAGGTAAAGGCTAAGCGGTGATCTAGGTGATCACCTAATCGTATTTTTCTTTCCACTCAATAACCTTAGAATCAAAGTCTTTATCTAGAAAATCCGTCCAGATATTAACCTCTTGGGCACATTTCCTTAACTTGCCTCTAAGATCTTCATAAAAAGATTCTCCATGTAGGAAGGCTTCAGTCAGCATGGACTGAATAGCGGCTAAAGCTAAGTCTTCAGGCTCTTGACCACTAGCAGTCATATGACCCATCTTCCATATGGATTCCTGATCGAGTGCCCCTACCCTACATCCTAACTGTGGGTGGTAGACACTTTTCCTTTTAAGGAAATCTATTTCCTCTTTTGGCAGAGTGGCTTGCGGGTTATCTGATTTCTTAGCATCAGTGATCTTCATATTGATAGAGTTAAAATACTCTCGCTTAGCATAGAAGTCACATATATCTCTGACTTCTGGTTTAGAACCACTAATGAGATCATCTCCATAATTTACAATATGTTCATTATCCCTAAATTTTCCGAGTTTGTAGAAATCGTTCCCTCTTTTACGAATGCCGTTCCAATGAAAAGAAATCCGCTGGTGGAGAGAGTTTTCTCTACTATTACCATAAACGGTCATGGTATTTCCAGAAGACCATAAGTACATCCACGTGATGGTACCGTTCCAATTAATCAACGGACTGCGCAATTCTTCACAAATGCACGTCATACGCTTCAGAATTCTTTCGTCATATCCCATGGTTTCACCCATGCGAATGTCGAGTTTAAGTGATGCACACATCACATCAGTGGAACGTTTAAGGTCGTATTTACTGAAATCAAGATCAG